ATGACGAAGCGTGACCATGCCCTTGCCGATCCGGTTCGTGCGGCCGCCTATTTCAAGGCGCTTGATGAGACCCGCCAGCTGACGCTCGCGGCGAAGGCGGTCGGCGTCGACTACACCTCGGCGACGCGCTACCGGCGCCGCAACCCGGCGTTCGAGGCGCGGGTCAACGAAACGCTGGGCCGGCCCATCGACTATGACAACCGCCGCCAGACCTTCACCCCCGAGCGACGGCAGGTCTTTCTCGACGCGCTCGCCGAATCGGGATGCGCGAGGACAGCTGCCGCGCGTGCGGGCGTGTCGGCGAACGCCCCCTATTGGTGGCGCAACCACGACATGGCGTTTGCCGCGGGCTGGGCCGCCGCGCGCGACGAGGCCATCGACCGCGCCTTCGGCCGCCTGCTCCATCAGGCGATCCACGGTTTCGAGCGCACCGAATCGGTCGGCGGCGTCGACAAGCGCATCGTCAGCCACGAGGCCGCGACGGTGCTCAAGCTGCTGCAGCGCCACGATGCGCAGCGTAGCCGCCAGCCCGGAACGGGGCGCTTCGTCGAGCTGACGCCCGAACGCGTCGCGGCGGCTCGCACCTCGATCCTCCGCCGCCTCAACGATGGCGGCAGCCTGATCACCATGACTGAAGCCGTGCGGGCGGCAGGGCTGCTGCCACCGACGACGCCCGCGGCGGCGGCATGAGCGCCGGCGACTCACTGACCGCCGACCAGGTCGCGGCGATCCCGGCCGACGACGCCGTGGCGGTCGCCGAGACCTTCATGGTGCGCGGCCCGCAAAAGCCGCCGCCGGGCGACTGGACGACGTGGCTGATCCTCGCCGGTCGCGGCTTCGGCAAGACGGCGACGGGGGCGGCGTTCATCGACGCGCTCGCGACCGAATGCCCCGGCGCACGCATCGCGCTGATCGCCGCGACCGCCGCCGACGCGCGCTCGGTCATGGTCGAGGGCGAGGCCGGGCTGCTGGCGCGTAACCCGGGAATCGGCTTCGCGCCGGCGCGGCGGCGGCTCGACTGGCCGGGCGGCTCGTCGGCGATGCTCTATTCGGCCGCCGACTCCGAACAGGTTCGCGGCCCCAGTTTCCACTTCGCTTGGGGCGACGAGGCGGCGCACTGGGACCGCGGCGAGGCGGTGCTGGCGAACCTGCGCATGGCGCTGCGGCTCGGCGACCATCCGCGCTTGCTGCTGACCACCACGCCGCGTCCGCTGCGCTGGCTGAAGGCGCTCAGCGTTGCTCCCGGCGTGGTGACGACGCGCGGGCGCACCGCCGACAATGCCGCCAACCTGCCCGGCAGTTTCATCGACGGGCTGACGCGCGACTATGGCGGCACCGCACGCGGGCGGCAGGAACTCGACGGCGAGTTCGTCGATGCGGTCGAGGGCGCGCTATGGTCGCGCGACGGACTGGAGGCGTGCCGGATCGGTGCGCCGCCAGTTTGCGTGCGCGTCGTCGTCGCGGTCGACCCGCCCGCCGGGGCGGGGCCGCGCGCCGACGCCTGCGGGATCGTCGTCGCCGGGCTGGATGCGAAAGGGCGCGGAATCGTGCTGGCGGATCGCAGCGTCCAGGGCTTGCAGCCGGCCGGCTGGGCGCGCGCGGTGGTCGCCGCCGCCGACGAGTTCGACGCCGATCTGGTTATCGCCGAGGCGAACAACGGCGGCGCGATGGTCACCCACACGCTGCGCGGGGTCGACAGCAGCCTGAACGTCCGCGCGGTCCACGCGAGCGCCGGCAAGGTGGCGCGCGCCGAGCCGGTCGCCGCCCTCTACGACGCGGGCCGCGTCAGCCACGCGGGCGTGTTTCCCGAGCTCGAGGACGAGCTGTGCGCGCTCGGCCACGGCGGCGCGTGGGACGGCCCGGGCTCCCCCGACCGCGCCGACGCACTGGTCTGGGCGCTGACCGAGCTGATGCTCGGCAAGCGGCGCGCTGAGCCGGGGGTGCGGATGTTGTGAAAGCGGGCGCGGCAAGCGCCGCGCACCCACCCCCGGCCCCTCCCTGAAGAGGGAGGGGGGTAGCAGGAACGAGCACTCCCCCCCTCCCTGAAAGGGAGGGGCCGGGGGTGGGTGCGGCGCGCTTGCGCCGCCCTTCAGCGAAGGATCGACCATGAAATTCCCCTTCCTCACCAAGCGCGCCCGCGCGACCGCGCCGCGCGTGCCGTGGCTGACCGCATGGGCGCAGTCCGACCCGCCGCGCAGTTACGAGGCGCAGGTGCGTGCCGCCTTTCTCGCCAATCCGATCGCGCAGCGCAGCGTGCGGCTGATCGCCGAAGGCGTCGCCGGGGCGCCGCTCCAGTCGAACCCGGCGGGGCATCCGGCGCTGGCGCTGCTCGGGCGCGACGGCGTGCTGCTCGAGACGCTGGCGGCGAATCTGCTGCTCCACGGCAACGCCTATGTCGAGGTCGCGCTGGGGGCGACGGGGCTGCCCGTCGCCCTGTACGCACTCCGTCCCGAGCGGGTCACTGTGGAGGCCGATGCGAGCGGTTGGCCGGCGGCCTATCTGTACCGCGCCGGTGATGTCGCGACGCGCTATCCGGCGGCGACGCGCGGCGACATGGCGGGGCTGCTGCATCTGCGCGCCTATCATCCGCTCGACGATCATTACGGTCTGGGGTGCCTGGGGGCGGCGGCGAGCGCGGTCGAGGTGCATAATTCGGCGGCGCGCTGGAACAAGTCGCTGCTCGACAATGCCGCGCGGCCCAGCGGTGCGCTGGTCTACGAACCCGGCGACGGATCGGCGCTGTCGGCGGCGCAATACGAGCGGCTGAAGGACCAGATGGGTGAGCAGTACATGGGCGCGGCGAATGCCGGGCGCCCGATGCTGCTCGATGGCGGGATGCGCTGGCAGCCGCTGTCGCTGACGCCCGCCGAGATGGATTTCGTGCGGGTGCGCGACACCGCGAGCCGCGAGATCGCGCTGGCCTTCGGCGTGCCGCCGATGCTGCTCGGGCTGCCCGGCGACGCGACCTACGCCAATTACCGCGAGGCCAACATGGCGCTGTGGCGGCTGACGCTGCTGCCGCTGTGCGCGCGCATCCTGGGAGGCCTGTCGCGCCATCTGCAGGACTGGTGGCCGGGGCTGGTGCTCGACATCGACCGCGACGCGGTTCCGGCGCTGTCGGAGGATCGCGAGCGGCTGTGGGGGCAGGTGGCGAGCGCCGCCTTCCTGTCCGACGACGAGAAGCGCGCGCTGTTGGGAGTGACCTCATGAACATTGCCAAACTCATCGCCGGCGCAAGTGCGCAGGGTGCCGATGCGGCACAGTTGATCGACCTCGTCGAGGCCGCGACCGAGGCCGGCGCGACACGCGCGCTGAACCGCATTGGCCTGCACGACGAGGCGGCGGGCAAGGACATCGGCGACCTGCGCCAGCTCGTCCAGGGCTGGCGCGACGCCAAGTCGAGCGCGCTGCGGGCGGTCGTCACCTGGGCGGTGCGCGGGCTGATCGCGCTGCTTCTGCTCGGCCTCGCAATCAAGCTGGAGATGGTGCGATGAGGCTGGCGGGTTACGCCAGCATCTTCGACGCCCCCGACAGCGGCGGCGATGTCGTGCGGCGCGGTGCCTTCGCTGATGCCCCGGCGCGCGTGCCCCTGCTGTGGCAGCACGCGACCGACGAGCCGATCGGGTTCGTCGAGAGCCTTGCCGAGGATGCCCGGGGCCTGCGTGTCGTGGCGCGCATCGCCGAAACGCGGCGGGGGGCGGACGCGGCCCTCCTGCTGAAGGCGGGTGCGATCGACGGCCTGTCGTTCGGCTACCGGGTGCGCGCCAGCCGCCCGGGGCGGGGCACGCGCGAGCTGCTCGCGCTCGACCTGCTCGAAGTCTCGCTGGTGACCTTTCCGATGCAACGCGCGGCGCGGGTGATCGCGTTCGCGCACGATTCCTCAGGAGAAACTGCATGACCTATGAAACCAAGGCCGACGCGCTCGACGGCGTGTTCGAGGCTGCCGCCGACACCACCGCAGCCGACATCGCGACGCTGAAGGCCGATGTCGCGCGTCTCAACGCGCTGCCGCTGTCGCGTCCGGCGCTCAAGGCAGACGCGCCCGCCGCGCACGGTTTTACCGAGCATTATCTGCGCAAGGGGCTCGAAACACCCGAGACCAAGTCGCTCAACGGCGTGACGCCCGGCGACGGCGGCGTCGCGGTGCCGCGCGAGATCGACGCAGCGATCGACCGCGTGCTCAAGTCGATCTCGCCGATCCGCAGCATCGCGCAGGTCGTCCAGATCGGCTCGGCGGGCTATCGCAAGCTGATCACCACCGCCGGCATCGCCAGCGGCTGGGTCAGCGAGACGGCACCGCGCCCCGAGACGGGGACCGACAATTTCCAGGAGATCGCCCCGCCGATGGGCGAGCTCTACGCCAACCCGGCGGCGAGCCAGGCGATGCTCGACGACGCGATGTTCGATGTCGAGGCGTGGCTGGCAGGCGAGATCGGTCGCGAGTTCGCGCGCGCCGAGGGGGTGGCGTTCGTGCAGGGCGACGGCGGGTCAAAGCCCAAGGGCTTCCTCACCTATCCGGTGAGCGCTGCCGACGATGCGACGCGCCCGTTCGGCACCGTCCAGGTCCTCGCGGCCGGCTCGACGAGCGTCATCAATCCCGACCGGCTGATCGACCTCGTCCACGCGCTGCGTGCCCCCTATCGGCAGGGCGCGTGCTTCGTGATGAGCGCCGCGACGCTGTCGAAGACGCGCCAGCTGAAGGACACGACGGGGCAGTTCCTGTGGGCGCCGGGCATGGCGGCGGGGCAGCCGGCGACGCTGCTCGGCTATCCGGTGGTCGAGGCCGAGGCGATGCCCGACATCGCGACGGGCAGCCTGGCGATCGCCTTCGGCAATTTCGAAGCGGCGTACCTGATCGCCGACCGCACGAGCACGCAGGTGCTGCGCGATCCCTATTCGAACAAGCCGTTCGTGCACTTCTACGCCACCCGGCGCGTCGGCGGCGCGCTGGTCAATTCGCAGGCCCTCAAGCTGCTGCGCTTCAGCGTCAGCTGACCTGCGCCGCCCCCCTCTCCGGCCGGGGAGGGGGGCAAACCGGCCTCCATCGCGAAGGAAATCTTCATGCCCATCACCGCTGCTCAGGTGGAGGCGAACGGCTGGGTGCTGCGCCTCACCGTCACAGGCACGCCCGGCAGCTTTGCAAGCTATGCCCTCACTCCCGACGGGACGCCCAAGGTTTCCCTTGCCTGCGTCCACCCCGGCTTCGCGCCGTCGGGCGGCACGGCGGTTGCGACCCCGCTGGCGCGCACGATCGTCGCCACCAAGCCCCTGCGCAGGCCGGTCAACCCGGCATCGCCGACGACCTTCCTGGTCGACGAAACCGACAACGGCAACGGCACCGTCACCGTGCGCCTCGCGCTGTCCGACTATGTCCACGCCACCGAGACCAGCGTCACGTGCACGGTCCTCGCAGGCTGGCGCACCGGCGAGCCCGCCGCGTCGGGGATCGCCGTCACCAACGGCTCGACCTTCGTCGCCGCGGTGCCGATCTTCCGCTGGGCGCGGCTCGGCTACCAGCGAGAGACCGGCGCCTTCGACCTCGAGCTCGTCGTTTATTCGCACTACCCGCAGGGGCTGGCGCCCGTCGCGGGGGTCAGGTTCACCGTCACCGACGGCACCACCGTCAAGACGGCGTGGGCGACCGCGCTGTCGACCAGCACGGCCTATGGTGACAATTTGCGCTGCTACCGCGTCACCGTCGACCCCGCGACCGCGACGGCGCTGACCGCCGGGCTGCTGCGCTGCGATGCCGAGGTCTATCCGTGGCTCGGCGCGATGCGCTCGACCGATCCGGCGGGCACGCGTTCGATGACCGGCCTCGCCACTGCCGGCTACAACGACGGCGCCCAGCGCCCGCACGTCGTCGGCTACGACCCCGCCGGCACGCGCTATGGTGGCCAGTTCGTGTTCGTCGACCCCGCCGGCACCACGACCGCGAGCGCGGCGATGGTGCAGTCCAGCCGGGCTGCTGCCAAGGCGCTTGCTGTGGGTTCGCGTCCTGCCGACGTCTCCACCGCCCTTCAAGCCATCTACCTGACCAACAGAACGATGGCGGCGGCGAACGGCGGAGCGTCCGCATCAAGGGCGGCTGACGGCGCGGTCATCACGCTCGCCGCCGGCGTCAGCCTCAACGGCGCGACCAACGTCACGACGGGGATCACGACGAGCGAACTGCCGGTCGTCGTCGAAGGCGACCCGACCGACGCGAATCCCCGCGCCGCTTGTATCTGGCGGACGCAGACGACCAACCCGAGCATGCGCGCCACGAAGTATGACATCCGCAATATGTCGCTGGAGATCGGGACCACCGGCCTGGTGAGCGGCGCGTCCAACTATTATGTCCTCGATAACGTCGAATTGCGCGGCAAGGCAGGCAGCGAGGCAAGCAGCGCCGCCCCGTTCACCCCGAATATCGTCGGCCAGCTCCCGGTCAACGCCGTGCGCTCGCGCTGGTGGCGCGTCGCAAGCCGGTTCGGCGGCTCTACCCTGCGCATCGGACTGTTGCGCAACTGCGAGTTCAGCCGAACCGCGGAGGCGGCGGCGCTGCTGGGTGGTCGCTTCATCCCGGCCACCGAGGACGGGCTGGTCAGCGGCGCGACAAATGCGACCAGCGGGCTGTTGGGCATCACCACGCTCGGTGGGGCTGAAGACATTATCATCGCGAACGTCGACCTGCGCAGCGTCACCGGGCGCGTGTGGCAGCCGGTTTCCATCCCTGCGGCAACCGCCGGGACCCCGAACGCGAGCCAGCGCCGCCTGGTGTTCGCCAACAACCTCTGCGAGCGCATCGGAGCCGACCCGCAACCGTTCTTCGCGCTCGGCGAGGACTCCCTCGTGACGATGAGTTACAATCTCATCGAGGGAAATACGTTCGCCGGCGAACGCTGCAACCTGTTCTACAGCGACCCGTTCCCGGCGACTGCGCTCGAGGCCGATACGCTGCTCAACCAGGCGTTCGGCAACCGCGTCGCCAATAACGCCTTCGACTGGGCACCGACCAAGCACGACGCCTTCTTCGACAGCACGACGGCGACCCGTCGCGGCAACACGAACGGCTACCGACCGCACATGGTCGAGGCGTGGTCGATCCTCTACGCCGTCGGCTGGGAGGGCAACGTCGATTTCGGGCGGCACCCGTCCGCAGGCAGCTTTGCCTTTGAATATTTCGGTCTGCGTGGGCTTCAAACGACCGGCGGCGTCCCGGCGTGGCCCGACGACCGGTCGGTGCTCGGCGGCGGCAGCGGCGGGGGTAGCTACCGCCCGCCCGCGGCGTCGATCGTCGCCGGGCGCGGTCGCCGCGCCAACGTCGACCGCGACCGTAGCGGCAACGCGCGCAATGCCATTTTCACGAGCGGCGCCGAGGAAGTACCGGCGGTGCTGGCGGTATCGCTGGTCCCCGACAGCGCGCGCTCGGCGTCGCGCGGGACGTCATCGCTGCTTGGCTGGATTGGCGCACTGCTGCCGTTCGGCGCGCGCAGCCTGCACGTCGCAGCCTCGGCGCGTGTCGATTGGGCGGCAATGCTGACGCCCGCATCGAACCAGCATGCGGCAGCGTCGACATCGCCGCGTGTCGATTGGGCGGCGTTGCTGTCGCCCGCACCGGCACAACACGTGGCGGCATCGACATCGCCCGTCATCGCATTGCCCGAGCCCGGCCTTGCCCCGGCATCGGCTTACCACGTCCTGCGCGATGTCGGCGCCGCGGTGCTCCCCGACCTCGTGTTCGCGACACCGCGTCTCGTCCGCATCGCGGGCGAGGTGCGCGTGCAGATCGTCGAACCCGACCAGCTGATGCTGGTCTGCTGATCCTTCACCACCACTGGAGACCTGACATGCCGAAATACGTCAATCCCGCCGTCCTCGACGGCGCGCTGAACCTCGTCGCGGGCGCGACCCGCATGGTTGCGGTCGCTGGCCAGCCCGCAACCTATGCCGCCGCCGACGCCGGAAAGCTTGCCGAGGCGACCCTTGCCGCAGGCGACTTCGCACTTGCGGCCGGCGACATCTCGGGCCGCAAGGTCACCGTCGCTGCCAAGTCCGGGCTGAGCGTCATCGCCGCGGGCACGGCCGATCATATCGCCCTGCTCAACCCGGCCACGTCGACCCTGGTCTATGTCACGACCTGCCCGTCGCAGGCGCTGCCGGCCGGCGGCACGGTGAGCATCGGGACCTGGGCGGTGGAGATTGGGAACCCGAGCTGAGGCGCGGCCGGGCGCAGCGAAGCGAGTGCGCTTGCGCTCGTTAGCTGCGCGCGGACTCGCGCGAAGCCGGACGGCGGGTGAGCGGCTTGTCCGCTCAACCCGGCCGACGGCGCGGCTTTGCCGCGCCGCCCCCTCACCCTGGCGCGCAGGGGCGCGCCTGTCCCTCCCCCTCGAGGGGGGAGGGACGCCCTCCGGGAGGAGCTTCAATGACCATCTTCCTCAAGGATCCCCAGGCGGGGATCGATTACGCTGTCGACTGGGGAGCAGCCTATCTGCAGGGCCAGACGATCACCGGATCGGTCTGGGACGTGACGCCCGACGAAGCCGACGGCGTGCGCGTCACCGGCGAGCTCGGCAATGCGACGCGCACGGCCGCGACGCTCGCGGGCGGCGTTCCCGGCAAGCTGTACCGCGTCGCCAATCGCGTCACGCTGAGCGACGGCCGCACCGACGAACGGTCGGTGACGCTGCGCGTCGAGCAGCGCTGATGATCGCCGAAATCACCCCCGTCGGGGTCGACGAGGTCAAGGCGCACCTGCGCCTCGACGACGGCCACGAGGACGCGCTGATCGCCGGACTGGTCCGCGCCGCGACCGACATGGCGGAAGCCTTCACCGGCCGCTGGCTGATCGCGCGCGACTTCACGGCCAGCCTGCCCGCGAGCGCTGGCTGGCAGCGCCTTATGCCGGTGCCCGTCCTTGCGATTGCCGCCGTGCGGGCGGTCGACGGGCCGCTGCCGGTCGGCGCCTACGAGATCGACATCGACCGCCACGGCGTTGGCTGGATTCGGCTGCTGACCGGCGACGCGACGACCCGCGTTACCGTCTCGGCACGCGCGGGGCAGGCCGCCGACTGGAACGGCATTCCGGAAAGCGTGCGGGCGGGCATCGTGCGGTGCGCGGCGCAGATGTTCGTCGCACGCGACGAGGTCGAGGACGGCCTGCCGGCGGGGGTCACGGCATTGTGGCGGCCGTGGCGGACGCTGGCGATCTGAACGGCGCGCCAAGCGGCGCGCACCCACCCCTAGCCCCTCCCTGAAGAGGGAGGGGAACCCGCTTGGTGCTTTTCCCCCCTCCCTCTTCAGGGAGGGGCCGGGGGTGGGTGCGGCGCACTTGCGCCGCTCTTCGAGGAGGACATCATGACCGAATTCGCTGGACGCTTGCGCGAGCGGATCACGCTCGAGGAGTGGGCGGGGACGCCCGAGGGGGGCGAGTGGCTGCCCGGCGGCGACTCATGGGGCGCGCTGGTGCCCGCCGACCATGGCCCTGCCGTGCTGGGCGAGGGGCGCGTCGCGCGGCCGCGCTATCGGCTGACGCTGCGCGTCCGCGATGTCTCGCTGACGACGCGCGTGCGCTGGCGCGGGCGCACGCTGACCGTGCTGCGTGTCGAACCCGACCCGCGCGCGCGCGACCGCACGACTTTGCTGGTGGAGGACCGCGGATGACCGAATTCCAGATGCTGCTGCAGGCCATCGAGGCGCGCGGCCGCGAGGCCGCAGCGGCTGCGGTGGCGCGCGGCGGCGACGCCCTGGCCGCCGCGGCGATCGCCGAGTTGCCCGGCGTCGCGGTGGCACGCGACGGGACAGATGTGCTGCTGACCGGGCAGGCATTGCGCGCGCGCGCCTTCGGCTCAAGGCGGGCGCTGCCCGACCCGCGCCTGACGGGGCTCGTCCGATGAGCGCGAGCCTCGCCGTGCAGATAGCGCTGCGTGCGGCGCTCGAAGGGATCGCGCCGGTGTTCGACGCGGTGCCGGTGTCGTCGCCTGCGCCATATCTGACGATCGGCCCCGACGGCATGACCGACTGGTCGACCAAGACGAGCCGAGGCCGCGAGCATCGCGTCGCGATCGGCGTGTGGGACGACGCGTCGGGCCGCGGGCGCGTCAAGACGCTGCTGGGTCAGATCGAGACGGCAGTGCTGGCGCTGTCGGGCGAGCAGGCGGGGTGGCGCATCGCGCACGTGCTGTTCGTCCGCAGCTTCGTCGAACGCGATCCGAGTCCCGATTCTGGGGGCTGGAGCCACGGCGTCGCCGAGTTTCGCGTGCGGACCGAGATGGTCTGACGCGCTCTCCCCTTGCCGTCATCCCCGCGAAAGCGGGGACCCATCTCCCGAGTTCCGGAGATGGGCCCCCGCTTTCGCGGGGGTGACGATCAAAACACAGATAACTGGAGAACCGACATGGCTTCCGAAAAGGGCTCGGCCTTTCTGCTGAAGGTCGGCGACGGCGCGGTGCCGCCTGCGTACACGACGATCGCGGGGCTGCGCACGACGCAGCTCAGCGTCAATGCCGACACCGTCGTCATCACCAACAAAGGCTCGGGCGGCTGGCGCGAGCTGTTGTCGGGAGCGGGCGTGCGCTCGGTGTCGCTGTCCGGCGCAGGCGTGTTTTCGGGCAGCGTCGCCGAGGCGCGCGTCAAGGCGTCGGCGCTGGCGGGCACGCTCGACGATTATCAGGTCAGTTTCGAAAGCGGCGAGCGGCTGACTGGGCGCTTCCTGATCACGCGCCTCGACTATGCCGGCGATTTCAATGGCGAGCGGACCTACACGTTGGCGCTTGAGAGCTCGGGCGAAATGGTGGTGTCGTGAACGCTGGCGCTGTCTTGTCTGGCGCGAGCGCCAACCCGGTGCGTGGGGAGGCTTCCCTTGTCGTCGACGGCCGCACCGTCGTGCTGCGTCCGACCTTCGCCGCGCTGGTGGCCGCCGAGGGGGAACTGGGGCCGCTGTTCGCCCTTGTCGAGCGCGCGGCGGGGGGCGGACTGACCCTCTCCGAACTTGCCGGGCTGCTGTGGCATTGCGCCATCGATCCCGGCGAGCGCGGGGCCTTTGGCGACGCGCTGGTCGCAGGGGGCCTCGCTGCCGCGACGCCCGCCTTGCGCGTCCTGCTCGGGCAGATCCTGGGTGGGCGATAGCTTCGCCGCCGCCGCCGCGCGCGCCGCGCACCTCGCGCAGGCGCTCGGTTGGACCCCCGAGACATTCTGGGCGGCGACGCCCGCCGACATGCGCCTCGCGCTCGGTCCGCCGCCCGAAGCGCCGGGCGACGGCGACGTGCTGGCGCGGCTGATGAAGGAATTCCCCGATGGATGAACTCGATACGCTGGTGGTGCGCGTGCGCGCCGATACCAGTGGCTTCACAAGCGGTGTCGCCGACATGCGCGCGCAGCTCGACGGGCCGCTGGCGAGCGGGCTCGACACCGCCGCGCGCGGGCTCGAACGTGCGCTGGGCCGCGCCGTGACGAGCGGCAAGTTCGGCTTCGACGACCTGAAGCGCGTCGCCGTCGCGGCGCTCGCCGACATCGCTGCAAGCGCGGTCAGGACCGACCTCGGTGCGCTGTTCGGCGGCGGCGGCGGCGGCGGCGGCCTACTGGGCTCGCTCGCCAGCCTGTTCGGCGGCAAGCCCGGGCGTGCGACGGGCGGTCCGGTGACCGGGGGCAGCGCCTACCTCGTCGGCGAGCGCGGCCCTGAGCTTTTCGTGCCCACCGCTGCCGGCCGCGTCCAACCGCTCACCGGGCGTGGCACGGTCAACGTCACGGTCAACGTCGCCGCGCCGCGCGATGCGGCACCGCGCGTCATGGCGCAGACCGGCGCACAGGTGGCGCGCGCTGTGTCGCGCGCGCTCGACAAGGCGGGTGGGTGATGGGGCACTGGCTGGCAAGCGCTGCGGACCGGCAGCGCACCGACTGGATCAAGCGCTTCGACCCGCGCTTCTGGACGGTCGACTTCCCGCAGCCGATGCTCGCGTCGGTGGTCACCACGGGGCCGCGTGCCTTGCGCGTCGACCTCGCGTTCCAGCAGCCGGGCGACCTTGCGGGGCTGATCTGGGCGAGCGAGGACCGCTGGGACCACCCGCTGCTCGGCTATGCGACCAACCGCGATTATCGCGGCTGCACCTTGCGCTTCCGCTGGCAGGCGTGGGGGGTGGTGCCGCTCGATGCGATCGGCGGCCCGGTGCTGACCATCGAGGGGCGCGACGCCGCGGGCGCTGCGCGGATCTGGTACGTCCGCCTGTGGAACTTCGCCGAAGGCACGCCAGCCGACTGCACGGTGGTGATCGATTTCGACGCGCTCGACGGCGGTTTCCTGCTGCCCGCCGAGGCGAGCCGCGTGTGGGCGGGCGACATCGACCGCATGTTCGTCTCGCTGGTCCCGGCCAGCGGCGCGGGCGCGGGGGTGCTCGAGCTGTCGGACATCGCGTGCGACGGGCCAGGCTCGGTGCTGGCGATCGGCGACGCCTTCGTGCCGCCGCACGGGCTTCGCATCGCGAGCGGGTACGACGACAGCTATAATTTGACGCCGGCGCGGCTGGTGCGGAACTGGCAGCAGCTCGGTTACGCGCACGTCGTCAACCATTATGTCGGGATGAGCCACTTCCCGGCGCTCGGCGCTGACGGGCTGGCGAGCGGCGGCATCGCGGGACCTGCTGCGGCTTGGCATGCGGACCTGCTGGCGCGCTGCCGCGAGGCGGGGTTCGAGGTCATCCTGTCGCTGTCGTTCGAGCTGTTCGACAGCATGTGCCCGCCCGCGTGGAAGCAGCGCGACGCCGATGGTGCGCCCGCCGCGACGGGCTATACGCCGCCGTCGACCTTGCTGTCGCCGTGCTCGGCGCCTGCCATGGCGTGGCTGCAGGGAATCGCTGCCGACTTTGCGGCGCTGGCACGCGCAGCCGGACAGCGCGTGCGCTTCCAGGTCGGCGAGCCGTGGTGGTGGGCGGGGCCGAACCAGCGGCTGTGCGCCTATGATGCCGCGACCCGCGCCGCCTATCTGGCCGAGACCGGGCGCACTGCCCCCGAGATCCGCGACGTGCGGGGCATGACGACGGCGGTGAAGCGCGACTTTCTCGACTGGCTCGGCAGCAAGCTGGGCGCGGCGACGCTGGCGCTGCGCGATGCGGCGGACGCCGACGAGACGCTGCTGCTGTTCTACGCGCCGCAGGTGTCGCGCACCGACGCTCCCGACCTCGTGCGCGCCAACCGCCCCGCCGCCTGGGCGAGCCCGGCGTACGATATCCTGCAGCTCGAGGATTACGACTTCGTCACCGGCGGCGATTTTGCCGGCCAGGCGCGGACGCGGGCGTTGGGCGACGCGCTCGGCTATCCACTCGACCGCCAGCATTATCTGTCGGGGTTCGCGCTGGGGCCCGCCGACTGGCCGCGCATCGTCGCAGCCGCCGACGCAGCACAGGCGCGCGGCGTCGCGGAGACCTTTCTCTGGGCATGGCCGCAGATCGCGCGCGACGGGCTGACCACTTTCGACATCGCAGGAGACGAGACCGTGCCGGCCTTCCACGACGTGCTTTTCCCGCTCGACCTCGGCTACGGCGCGAGCGGCGGCCCGCAATTCTCGACGCAGGTGGTCACGACAGGCTCGGGCTTCGAGCAGCGCAACAGCAGCTGGGCCGATGCGCGGCTCAACTATGACGCGGGCGTCGGGGTGCGGTCGGAAGGCGACCTCAGTACGCTGATCGCCTTCTTCCGCGCGCGGCGGGGACAGGCGCACGCCTTCCGCTTCAACGACCCGCTCGACCACGACGCGGTCGCCGAGCCGCTGGGGCTGGGCGACGGAGTGCGCACGCGCTTTGCGCTGACGAAGACCTACGGCGAGGGCGAGGACGCGCAGCTGCGCCGCATCACGCGACCGGTGGCGGACAGTGTCGCGGTCACCGTCGACGGCGTCGCGGCAACCGGTTGGAGCCTCGGCGCGCTCGGCAACGTCGATTTCGCCGTCGCGCCGTCGCCCGGCGCGCGAATAGCCGCCAGCTTTGCCTTCGATGTCCCCGTCCGCTTTGCCGAGGACCGCATCGACGTCGGGCTCGCCGGATGGCGCGCCGGCGAGCTGCCGTCGGTTCCGCTGATCGAGGTGCGCGAGATATGATCGACGCCGAAGTCACGACGCTCGCCATCTTGTGGCGCATCGCGCGCGCCGACGGGGTGACATTGGGCTTCACCACGCACGACGCGCCGCTGGTCGTCGGCGGCCTGACCTATGACAGCGCACCGGGCATGGTGCCGTCGGCGATCTCGACCGGCGACGGTCTCGAGGTTGACACGATGGAGGTCGCGGGCGCGCTGTCGGCGGCTGCGATCACCGCCGCCGACCTGGGGGCAGGGCGCTACGACGGTGCGTCGGTGCGCGTCGCCATGGTCGACTGGCGCGATCCCGGCGGCGCGGTGCTGCCGCTGGCACGCGGCACTTTGGGCGAGGTGTCGCAAAGCGCCAGCGGCAGTGTCCCGGCAGGTGCCGCAGGCGGCACCAGGGGCGGCAGCTTCACCGCCGAACTGCGCGGGCCGACCGCGGCGTTCGATGCGAGCATCGTCGAGCTCTGCTCCCCAGAATGCCGCGCCGAACTCGGCGACGCGCGCTGCCGCGTCGATCTGGCGGGACTGACCGTCATGTCGGCGGCAACGGAGGTTGAGCCGGGGCGGGTGGCAGTGAGCGCCGCAGACCCGCGCTTCACGGGCGGCCGCCTGCGCGTGCTGGCGGGGCCGAATACGGGGTTCGACCGCCGTATCGTCGACACGGGGTCGGGCACGCTAGACCTCGACGAACCTTTGCCGTTCGCGCTCGCACCCGGGACGCGCGTCGAGCTCCGCGAAGGGTGCGACAAGCGTTTCGCCACCTGCTCCGGGCGCTTCGCCAACGCGCTCAACTTTCGTGGCGAGCCGCACGTTCCAGGGGGCGACTTGCTGACGCGCTTTCCGGGAGTCTAG